CCAACACCGACTACGAAGGCGAGATCAAGAATCAGGGTGATAAGGTCATTATCCGCACCAAGCCGACCGTGACCATCAAGGACTATCGCGCTGACGGCGCGCTCGAATTGGAGCGTCCGCGCGGCTCGAACGTCAGCTTGCTGATCGACAAGGGCAAGTACTTCAATACCATCCTTGACGATGTGATGGATGTGCAGTCGGACCTGAATTCGCTGAACCTATGGTCCGAAGACGCAGCGCAGCAGATGAAGATCGTCATCGATAGCGCCGTTCTCCTCGGCCTGCTTGGCACTCCCGCCGCTGCAAACCGTGGTCTGACTGCTGGTCGTATTTCCGGTGACATCAATCTCGGCGTGACCGGCACCCCGCTGGCCGTTGTGGCCCGTGACCCCGGCGTCGGCGAAGTGGAGGTGCTGGACGTGCTCCTGCGTCTCGGTCAGGTGCTGGACGAGCAGAACATCCCGGAGCAGGGACGTTGGGCGATCATCCCAACGTGGTTCTCGACCCGCATCAAGATGTCGGAACTGCGGCAGGCGTACTTGTCTGGTGATTCGGTCTCCATGCTGCGCAACGGTCGTATCGGCATGATTGACCGGTTCACGCTCTACGTGTCGAACCTTCTGCCTGCCGGGGTTGCCGGTGGTCTGGCAGCGGGTGAATTTGCGGTGTTCGCTGGCCATTCGCACGGCCTGACCTTTGCGTCTCAGGTTTCGAAGGTCGAAACGCTGCGGTCGGAAATGACCTTCGGCACGATCCTTCGCGGTCTGCAAGTCTATGGCTTCTCGGTCATCGACGGCACCGCAATCGCGCAGGCAATCGTCGCCAAGGCGTAATTACCTCCCAAGGTAACCGCTCGACCCCTCGGCTACAGTCAGCCGGGGGGTTATCCACAAGGAGGCGATTATGGCGCTTGATACAGTGGGTCAAATCGTGGCTCGGGCACGGACCCTCTTGCAGGATACCGTAGAGCCATATCGGCACCCCGACACTGATCTTATCGCAGCGCTCAATGAAGCCTGTATGGAAGCTCGAAGGCTTCGCCCCGATTTCTACCTTCGCACACTCAATCTGCCATTGCCGGTGTTCGCCGCTGTTGGTGACACAGTGACTGATGCAAAAATACCCTCTGAGTTCCGGCCCGCGTTTATCTATTACATCGTTGGCAACGTGTCGTTGCAAGACGATGAAAATGCTGAGGACGCACGGGCTACGGTGTTCCTCAACAAATTCGTGGCGCAATTGACCACGGTCCCATCCTAAGGAGTAGGTAATGGCTACTGACTCTTATGTGGATCGGATATTGGACAGTGCTAGATCACGGCTTCCCGGCGCACTTGACAACCAAGTGCTGTTTGAACTCGCCGATGTATTGAACGATTTCTTTCGCACATCTACGTGTTGGAGAGAAAGCATCGTTGTAAATTTCATTGCCGGTGTGACAGACTACGAGCTTTTTACGGATGACATGCCAGCGCGTGTCGTCTCGTTGCTTCAAGTACTCAACCCCGATGGCATTCCGGTTTGGGCCACTATGATCAGCCCAAATATGCTGTCTCTTGCCGTCGAGGCCACGCCGGGGGCGTACACGATTAATACGATCTTGACCGTTGCCAATAAGATCAACAACGAAACCTACCCTCGGTTTCCACAGTGGGTGGCTGATACTTACGGTGATGCCATCGCGGACGGTGTTGTTGGGCGCATGGCGGCTATGCCAGCCAAACCCTATAGTTCGCCGAACCATGCCGCCTTCTATACCAAAAAATTTAAGCAGGCTGCGGCCATGGCACGGGCTTCGGCAAATAGACAGAATCTTGTCGGTGGGCAGGCGTGGCAGTATCCCCGCTTTGCTGCTCAGAAGTAACCTTCGAAGGTAACACAAATGGCTGTGATGCAGGGGACATACGTCCAAAAGTACATCAACATGAAGGACATGGACGGTAACCCGATTGATATCACCGGGTGGTTGTTCCGTTCTGGTCTTCGCCGCAATCCAACCGATGATACTGTTCTGGCTGAATTGACCAATGCAAATGGCGGGTTCGTATTGGTTGATGAGCCAAATGGGCGCATAGGATTTACGTTGGACGAAACAGTGACCGCTATCCTGCCGGTCGGGCGTATTCATTTCGACGTGCTGCACGAGAACGGTCCCGAAGGCCCTGTGTGGATTTTTGGCGGCAGCTTCATCGTGAAGCAACCCGTCACGAGGTAAAGAATGGCCGACGATTTCGATGTAGAATCGTTTCCTGATGAATTCACCATCGTAAGAGTCGGTGATGAATTCACGGTTGAGCAATGGCCAGACGAATTCATTATCCTTGACAACTCTGATGACTGGACGATCTATACGACCGTCGAAGCGCAGTATACGCTTGAGTTTCAGTCGGTCGGCCTCAATGACGCAGCAATAGCGGTAGCTGCTCGGGATGCAGCGGTTGCAGCCCAAGTACAGGCTGATGCCGATGTGGTGCTGACCCACGCCGATGTGGTGCTGACCCACGCTGACGCCGCCCAAACAGCAGCCGACCGAATACAGACTGGCCTTGATAAGGCAGGCACCGCCGCTGACCGGGTGCAGACCGGACTTGACAGTGTTGCTACTGCGGCGGATCGCGTACAGACAGGTCTTGACCGGACGCAAACCGGTCTCGACAAAACAGCTACTGCCGCTGACCGGGTACAGACCGGGCTTGATCGAGCCCAAACCGGGGCAGATCGCGTACAGACGGGTCTTGACCGCGTAGCTACGGGTAATGATGTCACTACGGCAAACGCGTTGCTTGCCGCGTTCACTGGCGGCACGACCGGTCAAATACTGATTAAGCACTCCAATGCCAATTATGATTTCTCGTGGACGAACCCCACGGGGATGCTGACTGCGATATATGATCCGACCAATATCGCGGCGGATGTTTTTGCCCGAGCCAATCACACTGGCACACAGCTTGCGGCTACGATTTCGAACTTCAATGCTGCCGCCGATGCGCGCATAGCCGCCGCTGTCGGTGTGTCGGTGCAGGGGTACAGCGCTATACTGGCGGGCACCACGGCCTCATACACGGTTGCATTGGATACCAAACTAGGTGGCATAGCCACAGGGGCCGATGTAACCGTGAGTGCCCTTCCTGTGGCCATACATGGGGCTGTATCCAAGGCTACTCCGGTCGGTGCGGATGAACTGGCGCTATCCGACAGTGCTGCCGCGTTTGGTTTGAAGAAACTAACGTGGACGAACTTGCTGGAAGGTGTTCGTGCATTCCTATATGGCACAAACAAAGCAGTGCCAGTAGACGCCGACATCATGACTATCGGTGACAGTGCTGCGGCTAATGCACCAAAGTATTCATCGTTCACTCAAATTAAGGCTTTCCTGAAAACATATTTTGATACGCTATATGGACGCTTGGCGACTGTCGCCACGTGGACCGCGCAGCAAACATTTAAACAGCAAGCTGGTGTCGCTGGCCCTATCAGTAACTATGCCGGATCATCCGGTTCGTTACAGGCACAAGCGCTCTCTGGCGTTGACCCCGCCGTTATAGAGTTCCATCGCCCCGGGGTTTTCGCTGCCATGTTTGGCTTGGATACCGATAACACTTGGAAAGTCGGCGGCTGGTCCATGGGCGCGGTTGCCTACAGAATTTTCCACCAAGGTTATATGGGGCCAGGCAGTGGGCTGAATGCAGATTTGCTTGACGGCTTCAACGCTGATCAGACAGGAGCGGTTAGCACAGTCGCGGTGCGTGATGGCGCTGGTGATGTCGTTGCTAGATTACACAGAACTGAGTGGACCGGTGGCGGTTGGAACGGTACATATCTAATAGGTATGAACGCCAACGGTGGGGTTGGCACTGACAACTATGGTAGACCCGCTAGTATCGCTAGTGTGATGTCGTCTGTTTTTGGGGCTGGGTTTACAAGTGCTCAACAGACAATTACCGCTGGTGGATCGTTGACCATTGCACATGGCCTCGGCGTGAAACCAAAGGTGTACTTAAACTTTTTGCAGTGTGTTACGGCTCAAGCTAACTACGCAGTTGGTGATGAGATTTTCTTCACTGCCGCTAACGGTAGCAACGGTGTTGTGGTGGTTGCCGATGCGACCAATCTAAATGTACGTTTTGGGTCTAATGCGTCGCCGACGCTCACTAACGATAAAAATACCGGTTCTGCTATTCAGCTTACAAATGCAAACTGGCGGCTTGTCATAAGAGCATGGGGATGACATGACAAAGTACTACGTCGATAGCGATGGAAACTATCTCGGCGGTTTCGATGGCGAGGGTGTGGAAACCCCTGAAAACGGCATCGAAGTCCCCGAAGCCCCACAAGATGCCCGCCAGACTTGGGACGGTCATGCGTGGAGCGCTCCACCAGCGGTTAGATTGCTCGTGCCAAAATCTGTTGTGATGCAGCGGATTATCGCGAAGAACAAGATGGCTGAGGCATACGCGATGCTAACGGGGAACCCCGTATATTTCGCTCGCTGGTTTGCCCCGGACAAGACGGAAGTCTATAACGATGATCCCGATGCAGTATTGGTGGTTAATGCCCTTGGGCTTGACCCGGCTGAAATCCTAGCGCCCGAGCAATGATTGACTATCAGGACCCTTTGGGGTATTAGACGGTAACCTTTAGAGGTAACTATGGCCATCCAAGTAAAGCACAAGTTTGTTTCGGCGAAGGTCGACACCCTCGACAATTCGAAAATTCAGCCTTCGAACTGGAATGACACGCACGACCTCTTGCTTGCAGGAGGAGTTGTGGTTGGCCGTGCAGCGGGTGTAGGGCAGGCTGCGGCGACTGAAATCCCTATGGGTGTTACTGGGCAAGCTGTTCTAGCTACTGGTAGCCAAGCGGCGGCTCAAGCTGCAATAGGTGCAGATGGAACACAAGCAGCAATTCTCGCTGCCCCAGCTAAAGCTACCCCCGTGGATGCTGATGCGGTTGGAGTGCTTGATAGTGCTGCTGGCAACGCCCTGAAGAAAACTACATGGGCGCAGATTAAAGCAACGCTGAAGGCGTATTTTGATACGCTGTATATCGCTGCTGGTGGTACAGTTACAGCGCTTCAGAATTTTGTTTCTTCAGTGGGTGCTGTCGTTCTTGCCACAACTGGTGCAGGAGTCGTGTATCTTCGTCCAAATGGCGTTGGCAGCGCTGCGGGGCAGACATATGTAGATTCAGCCGGAACGATGCATGTAAACGGGTCCATCGTTGTTGATGGGACTTACTATCGCGGTGCAACACCAATCCCGTTTACACAATCGTTTGAAAGCGCACAGCAAGTCATTACGTCGGGTGGAACTCTTACCATTCCACACGGTCTTGGAGTGAAGCCAAAACTGTATTTCCCTGTTATCCAGTGTATTACGTCCGACAATGGCTATGCAGTTGGTGATGAAGTGCCAATCAACCCCGGAATACATGAAGCCAGCACTAATCGTGGTATTTCCATTGTCCCCGATGCGGTTAATCTGAAAATCGCAATGGGTGCTCAAGCCAGCACCGCATTTCAGGGCATTGGCGTTACAGGTGGTTGGGTTGGTTTCACTAATAGCCGTTGGAGACTAGTGATTCGGGCTTGGGCTTAAGGAGAAATAGACATGACACAGTGGCGTGAATCAAAGGCTCTCTTACAGTTACTTTCACAGGTAAACGAGAAGTGGCCTAATCGTTCCAAGGTGTCGGATGGTGAGCTTGGTGACCTTGCTCATTCACAGCGGAAGTCTGACCACAATCCAAATGCGGCGGGTGTCGTGCAGGCGCTGGACATCACTAACGATCCGAATACTGGACCAGTATCCAGAGGAATTGCAGAGGCACTTATTGCTTCTCGCGATCCGCGCATTAAGTATGTCATTTCGAACCGTCAGATTTGCGCGGGCAGTGGAGGCCCTAGCCCGTGGGTATGGCGGAAATATACCGGAGCAAATCCACATGAGCACCACGTGCATATCTCGGTGAAGGATGGTGCAAAGTTCTACGACGACACGTCCCCGTGGAATTTGGACGCCTATAAGCAGGGACCAGCAGTCAATGTCGTTGTTGAAGTTGGGTCCACCAAATGGATTCAACAGGAGCTTAACAAGCACGGTGCCAAGCTCCAAGAAGACGGCCACGAAGGACCTCTTACACAGGCAGCAATTCGTGCGTATGCTGTCCAGCAACTGAAAGGAACTTGAAATGGGAAATTATTCGAAATTGATCGGCAGCATCGTCGGCAGTCTTGTCGGCATGTTGCTTGCGTATCTCGCCGTTAAGGGTCTGGCGACTTGTACGCCCGGCCCGGATGGCACTCAGGCTTGCTCTCTCTGGGGCATTTCTGACTCGCAGATTACCGCTGGCGCTGTGTCGGCGGTTACCGCTTTGCTGGTTTGGGCGTTCCCCAAGAACCAGACTAGCTGATTACCTCTCGGGGTAACCGAGGGTAATGCGTGGATCAACCAAAGGAGTGAATCATGACTGATCCAAAAGACGACAAGGTGACGATCCCCCCGAAGTCCACGTCACCTTCGCCTACCCCGACGAAGGCTGCATCTGCTACATCGACCCCATCGGTCCCGGCGAAGTCTACCCCGGCATCGAAAGTCGATACTCGCACGATGTCGTCTGTCGGCGCGGAACTCCACCCGGATGCATCCGTGAAGAAAGTCGATGGCAAGGTTACGCTCGATGCTGGCGGCTCCCACCCCGCAGCCGCGCCGCAGCCCACCCCCGCCGAGGCGGTTCTTTATCCGTCCACGGGTGGCCTGCCGGATACGGGTCCGAACTCGAAATACGTGCTTGGCACGGACGCCGGGCCGGAACTGTACAACCGTGACGGTCAGCGTGTAAATGCTGATGGTCAGCTTATCGATGATTTCGGCGCTGTCATCCCAGACAAGGGTTCGGACAACGTTACTCTTGCCGAGGATCGCCGGGTAGCCGATAAGAACATGCAGCGTCAAGAACGCTACATGCCGCAGAGCACGAAGGACGAAATGGAAGCGGGCCGTAGGGCTCTCGCCAACCGTTAATTCGGCGCCTGCTTTGGGAAATGTGTAATGGTCGCGGTGAATATCACGTCATTCGGTGGGATGGTTCCGGCTCTCGATGACCGGAAAATACCTGATAACGCCGCGACCCTTTCCCGAAATGTATTCCTATACGATGGCAATTTGAAGGGCATGCGCGCTCCGCGTTTCCTTCGTAATGTGCCCGCCGGAACAACGTACACTTATCGTCTGCCTGATGATTATCAGGGTGCCAGCCAGAGCAATGACGATAATATCTGGCTCGATTTCATTAACCCCCAAACTGATGTGGTCCGCGCGCCAGTTTTTGGCGACGTGTATGACCGCTATTATTGGGCGTCTAGTACTTCTGTCCCAATGTACAACACGCGGGCTAGGATAGCTGCGGCATCGCCTGCATGGTTGTTGGGTATCCCAACCCCAAGCGTAGCACCCGGTGTGAACGTTGTTGGTGGCAGCGGCACGACCGTTTCTCGTGCATACGTTTACACCTACGTCAGCGCATATGGCGAAGAAGGTGCCCCAAGTGCCCCCACGCTGGTTACCGGCTTTATCAATGGATCGTGGAATCTCACGTGGACCGCGCCGCTTGCCACGGACCAAGGCGTGGATCGGAACCTTACCAAGGTCCGTGTTTACCGCACCATTACATCAACGGCTGGTGTAGCGACTTACTTCCTTGTCGCTGAGTTTTCGTTGCCCACGCTGGCCTATTCTGACGTACTGACAGATGCTGTTATTTCCAGCCATGCGCAGTTGGAGACATTTTCGTGGACCCAACCGCCGAGCGACCTCAAGGGGTTCTGCGCGATGCCCAACGGCATCATTGCATCATGGCGCAATAACGAGCTTTGGTTTTGTGAACCGTATCGACCGCATGCGTGGCCTGCCGCATATGTGCTCACCGTGCCGTTCCCCATTGTTGGCCTCGGAATCGTTGGGCAGACGCTTGTTGTGTGCACAACCGGGTACCCTATGACAGCGAGCGGCGTGAACCCGCTGTACATTACCACATCAACGTTGAGCACATTTGAGCCGTGCACCTCCCGTGAGTCGATCTTGAGCGCACCTGAAGGGGTGTATTATTCATCGCCTAATGGCTTGGTCATGGTAAACCCCGGTCAAGCCGCCGTTGTAACTCGCGATCTGGTGACCCCTGATCGGTGGGCAGAGCTTACCCCGGATCGTTTTAAGTCGGCGCGGTTTGGTGCATCTTACTATGGCTTTGGCGAAGCTGTGGGTGGTGTGTTTGAGGATGCTGCATTTGAAACTACGTCCGCATTCGTAGCATTGGACGAAACTGGCGCTCGCAACGGCGTGCTGATCGATACCCGTGACATTCGTGTTGCGTTTAATGTGCTCGCATCCGATGTCAGTATTTTTGGCGTGATGAACGATGCGTGGTCCAATGACTTGTTCCTGATCTATGGCGACAAGTTGTACTGGATAGACAACAAGGACTTGGTGCCAGATTACCAAGTGTACTTGTGGCGCTCGAAAATTTTCCATTCCCCGAAGCCGCAGAACTTCGGTGCGATGAAGGTTTACTTCGAAGTGCCACCAACGACCCCGGCACAGAACCCGGTCCGTAACAACACGCTCGATCAAGTATTGGACGTTGGCCAGTATGGCTTGCTTCGCCTCTATGCCGATAAGCGTCACGTGCTCACCTATGAACTACGGACTTCAGGTGAATTGATTCGCCCGCCATCTGGTTTTAAGGCTGAATACTGGCAGTTCGAAGTCGAGGCGCGCGTAGAGATTAGCCAGATTCAGATGGCAGCGACGGCGAAGGAGCTACAAAATGGCTAAGAAGCGCCTTCCCGGCATACCTGATCCGAGCCGTTCTGTTGACGGTATTTTTGAGACTGTCACGACGATGAAACAGGCTGTTGAGACCCTTGCTGGTCAGCGCCGTGGTAGCCGAGGTGAGTCAGCAGTGACGTGGAATGACCTCGTGGACCTCGGTCTGATCACACCCTTGCAAATCCCAGACGACTAGGTTACCCTTGGAGGTAACATGTTTAGGTTCAACAACTCAGTCGATGGAATGGCTATCGCGGCTAAGGCAGGGGCCATTTACAATGCGTCGTGTGACATGTGTGTGGCGCGTGTCGAGAAGGGTGAACTTTACGGTGGCGTGATTTACAGCGCTTACACAGGGGCTTCGATTTGCATCCACATGGCCGGATTCAAACCGAGGTGGGCCAACAAAGACATGCTCTGGGTGGCGTTTCACTACCCGTTTGTGCAGCTTGGAGTTAAAAAGATATTCGGGCAAGTAGGGGTTCACCGCCCGGAAGTTCTCAAGATTGATCTGCAAATGGGGTTCAAGCCCGAGGCAGTAATCAAGGACGTGTACCTGGAAGGGGACATGATGTTGTTGTCAATGTATGAAGCCGATTGCAAGTGGCTTGCACTAAAGCCCAGCAATCTTGTTAGCCAGAAAGGTTAGCCCCGATGGGTGGTAAGAACTCTGCGCCTGCCCCGCCCGACTATAGTGAATTGGCCGCCGTTTCGAAAGAACAGGCGGAGCTTTCTTATAAGCTTGGGCAGGATCAACTTGCTTGGGCAAAAGAACAGTACGGTAAGGACAGCGCGATTACTTCGAAAGTAGTCGATCAGTTCTTGTCGGATATGCAGGATACCAGCGCGAACGCCCAAAAGGATCGAGCGCGGTACGAGCAGATTTTCCAGCCTCTTGAAGAAGACCTTGCCAAGGAGGCGACGGATTACGCCACCCCCGAGCGGCGTGACCTTGAAGTTGGCCGTGCGCAGTCCAACGTTGGGCAACAGTTCACGCAAGCCCGTGAGCAGGCAAAGTCAGAACTCGAAGGGTACGGCATCAACCCATCCTCGACCCGGTTCGCTGCCCTCGACGTGGGCATGCGCGCCAATGAGGCGGCGGCCAAGGCGGCTGCGGGTAATCAGGCATCCGAGAATGTGGATGCTACCCAACGTGCTCTGCGCTCTGAAGCCATCAACGTCGGCAAGGGCTACCCCGGCACCATTGCACAGTCGTATGCGACCTCGCTTGGTCAGGGTAATAGCGCTGGTAATCAGACCAATGCCGGTACGATGACAGGTGCCCAGACCATGGGTACAGCACCGCAGTATATGGCCGCTGGCAACCAAGCCGTGAACACATGGGGCAACGTTCTCAACACTGGCTATCAGAACCAACTTTCGGCGTGGCAGGCGAATCAGCAGGCATCGAGTGGTTGGGGTTCGGCGCTGGGACTCATTGGTGGTATCGCCATGGGTCTGGCTGACGGTGGTTCCGTGCCTGATACACAGGGTGGAACAGCTATCCCTGTCGATGGACCCGGTGGAGCGGTTCCTGTTGCCGCGAGCCCGTCCGGTGGCGCAGCTATCGATGATGTGCCGGCAAAACTTACCCCCGGCGAATTCGTTGCTCCTAAAGATGTGGTGGCATGGAAGGGTGAAGAGTTCTTCCAAAAGCTTATCAAGAAATCACGCGAGGACATGGCACACCCCAATAACGCACGGCCTGATGTCAGGGCGCTGCCAGTTGGTCAGGGCCAGTCGCAGGCGCTCCCCACGTAACCTTCAGAGGTAACCATGTCCTTCGGTCAGGAACTCAAAGACTTCACGGAATCCTTCAAAACCGGTTACAGCATCGGTGCGGATCGCCGTGACAAGAAAGAAGAACGCGAGCGGCGGGCGCTTAATGATCCTATTGATCGTGAATACAAGAAAGCGTCCACCGAGGCAATGCAGAAGCGCAACGCGTGGTATGACAAAATCGCAGACCTCAATCTGCGTACTGGCGAGAAAAATCTTGCGTGGACTGATCGTCGCAATCAAGCAGCGATTGACGCATCCGATGCTTCGATCTACCGCATGTTTATGCCAACTCGCAGTGCCAAGCCCGCCGACGCTTTGAGTGGTGATGCTCCCGAAGGTGAGCCAGATGCAAGCGGTGCCCCCGTAGGCGGTACGAGCCCGCGCGCTTCGGATGACAGCGCCCCCGCTGACACGAGCAGCGATGCCGACAGCGATGGCGACACCGGCACCGACGATACCGATGGCGGCGACGAAGCATCGGTCGATCCGGCTGCTTATCATCCTGCCAATTCGTCGGGTGACGTGTACAACCGCTTCATGCAGACGGTTTATCAGTCGGGCGTGCGGAATCCGAACGGTCTAGCTGCTATCGCTGCCACGGCTAATCGGGAAAGCCGGTTTTCCCCGAGCCGTGCATATGGCCGGTGGTCGGACCCGAGCGAAAGTGGGCAACAGGGTGTGTCCGGTGGCATCATGTCGTGGCGCGACAATCGCTACGTCGGCTTGCAGCAATTTGCCAAGAAGATGGGTGACGATCCTAGCCGTCCGTCCCCCGAGACGCAGGCCAAGTACATCTTCCATGAAAACCCTGCCCTCAAGGACCAATTGAACGCCGCAAGGTCTCCTCAACAGGCACAGCAGATCATGAACCAAGCATGGGCATTTGCTGGTTATGATCGTGATTCGCCCGAGGCACGCGCCCGTTACCAGACCGCTGACAAATATGCTTCGATATACGCACAGGCTCTGTCGAATGGTGGCAAGGTACGCCCTGTTGTGTATGCGGCTGTCGGCGGCACCATCCCTGCTTCGCCAACCGATGAAGAGGATGACCAGAATGCCCCGGTTCCTGCCCCGCAAGTGGCACAAGCCCTTCCCGTCAACGCACCTGTTCCAACCCAGCGACCCATGGACCAGCCCGCAGCAAATGGAGTTACCTCTGGAAGTAACGATGCCACGGAAGCGGACGTTGGTTATAACCCGGCTGTGGCGAGCAATCCACGCGTGGTGGGTTTCACCAAGGCACACGAGGCCGTTCTCGACGGAATACGTTACTCCCTACAGCAAATGGGAATCGCAAAGGGAGCAGCAGTCCAAGACCCCTCCCGTGCTGCGAATATGGCCGATTACCTGAAGGGTGCAGGCGCGGCCCCGAAGAAGATCATCGATCAAGCATACGATGCCGTCGATCCGAAAAAGGAACTCCCTGACAGCGAGCGCACCATGGCAGCATTGGGCATGGTGTACGACCACTATGTCAAGCAAGGGCAGGGTGACAAAGCTAAGGCTGCGGCGGCATCCATCGTGCAGTACCAGCGCAAGTTGTTCCAGCAGTATTCAGCCATTGCCAAGGCTGCGGTTTCGGATGGCGACATTGACGCGGCGACTAAGGCCGCTGTCAAGGCTTACGACTCCGTGCCGGATGGGCAGGGGATGAAAGTCAGGAAGCTGGAAAACGGTCGATATCAGATCGACATAACCGATGAGGCCACGGGTCAAACAATTTCCAAGCCTGTACTTACCCCACAGGAAATTGGTGGATGGGCCATGAAGGTCAACCCCGGCAGCTTCGATCAGTTCATCATGGAAGCCGCTGGCCAGCGCAAACAGATTGTGCCGCCGTCTGAGGACTTCCAGAAGCTGGCGTCTGGGATCGACTCGGGCAAGCTGCCCTCTAACACGGATATGGCCGCACTGCCGCTGTCCGAACAAAAAGAACTTCGGCAGCGTGTCACTGCCTATCAGAAATCACAAGGTGGAGGTGGTGACAAGCCGTTGTCGTTTGGTGATACCCAGAAAGCCAAGGAAGTGATTGGCAGTGCTTGGGAGGAAATGGCTGCGGGTACTACGACCGATGAAAAGGGTAACGAAGTCCCGATGCATCCGGGCATGGGTGACCTGAAGCCAGAAGAGTCGTCGGCGATCAAGGCATCGGCGGCTAATATATTCAGCACTCCTAAAAACCGCACGCCGGATTATGACGTAACCGAGCAAGATGCTATCTCGGCTGCATTCTTGGTGGCACAAGCCCCGCCTAGTGAATACAAGGTCACCGATAAAAACAATGGCAAGGTGATTGAGATGTCCGATGGCACTCAGGTTTGGATGACGAAACCAGACTTTACCAAGATGAGCAACATCTACAAGCGCCACGAACAGGCAACCAAAAAGACTGAACAGGATCAGGTCAACTCGAAAGAGGATGCCACCGCTCTTGCCAAGAAGCGTGCAGTGCGAGATAAGGATGTCATTGACAATCCGAATCTGTTCGGTGATCCTAATGCGCCGTCGCCCCTGATTGGGCAATCGCAATCCACAATCGATGACCTCCAGAAACTTATGGGTCACTAGGGGACCGGAATGCCCAATTTCGCTAAGGATGACGTAGCGTTCCCCGAGGAGAACCTTGGCACACCTGTACGTCTAAAAGCCTATGGCTATAAAGACGAAAGCGCCCCGACTTGGGGCGACTACGGGAAGGCAGTCGTTAGCGGTGGATATGACCTCGCTGGATATGTTAACGCTGGCGCACGTCTAGCGGGTGATGAGTTTGGTCTCCCCAAGCTGTCGGCTGATGCCAAGGATGCACAGGAGGTATGGCATCAGGCGTCTGAAGATACTCGGGCGTCCATGACAGATAGCGCACGTCGGCGGATGGAGGCCGCTCTAGACGATCCCGATTTCTATGGCCACATCATTTCGTCAATCGGACTGAAGGGGGCTCAG